TTTTCTTGTGCGATGGCTCGTAATTCTTCATAAATAGATTCCAAGTCGTGCCTTTTCTCTCTCGTAACGGTAACAGGTTTTAATAAGTCTCCATAGTCTACTAGAATCATGTCAACTTTTATATCTCTTTGTTTAAGTTTTTCAATATGATTCTTGAGCGTTTGTGTGCTCGCAGACTTCGTTGGGTACTCCTTAATAATTAGACGCCCAGGCACTTCCTGCACTTTTTCATAAATCATTTCTTTAAAAGAATGCGTTTCAGATAAAGAAACACTCGTAATACAACTATCATAACGAATACCAATACTGGTATCAGCAAGTTCAAGAGTGTAGTGTACAACAGTCTTTCCTTGCATTAAAGCCTGGGCTCCAAGATGGACAAGTACCATAGATTTTCCAGCACCAGTTGGCGCAATTACAACACCAAGTTCTCCATTTCCAATTCCGCCTCTACAAAGTTTATCAATCTCATCCCAGCCTGTCGTGATTGGGTCACGCGCTTTTATCTCAAATCGTTTTTCGAAGTCTGCAATATAATCATAACCAAAATCTGAGTTACTGCCGAGTTTAAGAGCTTCATTGATAACTTTTGCAATCTCATCATATGATGAGTTTTTTAATAATCCAACAGACTTAATCATTGCTGATTTTAAGACCTGTTTTCGACAGAAGTCAAGAGATGTGTTCTTTATGAAGTCCTCATCTCTTACGTCGGTATTATAAATCCTTGAAAAATAATCTCGTGTCTGTTTTTTTACAGCGTCAGTCTCATCATCCAATTCAGTGCGAAGAATCGTCATCAGAATTTTAGATGTTGGATGAACGTTGTATTTTTGTTTGTATGAGAAAACCCTATCTACAAAAACCTGCAAATATTTCAGTTCAAAATACTCTGTTTCTAAAACTTCTTGTATCTGGTCTGAAAATGCACGGTCTTGTAAGATAAGTGCGGCAAGTCCCTCTTGGAAAGACTTGCCATATTTACTAAAATTAACTTTATCTTGAGCGGTCAAATATGCACCTAATTTATAAACTACATAGGTATTATAACACAGCTACGCTGCGTGTAAAATATATTATTTAAATTGGTGCTCTTTTACTGATAACATTTTATCATAAGCCTCTCGTTTTGCGTCGGAGAGCTTGCCAAGATAATCGTTTCTTCTTAAAACTTTAAATGCGAGATTTTCAACGGAGTAAGCACCAACTGTTTCTAAACCCGTTTTTCTCATTTTGCGAATTTTAGCTTTTAATTTGTCCGCATATTTTTCAGCTTCTTCGTATTTGCCGTCGTCGATAAGGGGCTGTAGGCGATCAATCTGATCCATAAGATCCGTAGCTTTTTTTCTTACATTGTCCTTGTCAAAGTCTTGTTTGTCAAGGACGGGCTTTTTAATCCAATTATCATCAAGAACTGAATAAAGCCCTTGTGCCTCGTGTGGATCATTAACATCTTGAACATAGATTTCAACTTCATACCCTTTAATAAGAATATCATGAAGACGATTCCAAATAGACTTCATAGCGTTGAAGTATTCTCTTACCAAATCAATCTTGTCGTCTACCTGTGAAAAATCAACAAGAAGGTGAAGGTCAACATCAGAGAATTTAGAATAATTATGGGCAGCGAGAGATCCAGTGAACGTAATGTCATCATACTCAGTATCCCCAACTTCCAGTGAATCCCAAAAGTCGTTCGCAATAGCGAGGAGTTTTTGTCTGATTTCTGGATCTAATCTTTCGCCTTCTTGATTCCAAAAGTCTTTGTTAAGGTCATCGTAAAACTCAAAACTTGATAGATCCACATCCTCTGGATTATTTTGTTCTGTAATGAATTTTTTAAAGTTCTTGACTAAAAGTTCGGAGGTCGGCTGCACGTCGATTGAGTCTCCGAATGTTTGTCTCCATTTATTATAAAGTTTCATATTAATAAATAGTTTTATGTTCGCGAATCTGCTACAATCTTATTCATCCAAGCATACATATCAACAAAATTAACGACGCCAAATCCATCTTCAATCATCATTGCCTTAATGATTGTTTTAGCGAACTCTGCCTCAAAGTTATCCAGTGCATAATTAATTTTCTTTCTGCCCTGAACACTTACACTTGGAGTGTAAAGCTGCATGAGGCGATAGTTTTCCTCTACTACTTCTCGGTTTTCAAGCACATTTGTATATGCCTTAACTTTACCCGCGTGTTTTTGCGAGTATTCCATCAGCGTGTCAATGTCATAAGCCACATCTTCCGAAAAGAAAGGAAAGCGCTTGGAGATGGTTGGAAGCCCAACTCCACCAACGCCTGGAAGATTATCTGACTTGTCACCAGCAATCGCACGGGCAAGAGCAAAGTTCTTTGGATGAATTCCATGCTCTTCAACAAGACTCTTCTGATTAACAATTTGTTTCTGGATGGGGCGAAAGACAATAGTCTCTCCATCACACAACTGGAAAAAGTCTTTGTCAGAGGACACAATAACTTTTTGCCAACCCGCAAAGCTTGGATGTTGAACAACCACACTAATAATGTCGTCTGCTTCTACGGCGGGCAACATAAGCTGGACAATAGGTAGTTCGTTTAGATACTCCACAAGCCTTGTCTGCTGCCAGATCTTATTTGATATCTCTTCATTCTCGGTGAGGTTGCGAATATCTCGGTTAAGACGAATGGGCTTGCGTCCTTCTTTATAGCCCTTGTTTTTAGATTTTCGTCTTTGGCTACCGCCTTCGCCGTCCCAACAGATAACAACTTGGTCAGGCTTTGTTTCTCTAATGAGTTTCTGGAGGGATTGTAGAAAACCTTTCAATCCTCCAATAGGTTGTCCGTTTGTAGATAAACTTGGGTTCACGATGTAGTTTCGGAACATCAAGTTGAGAGCGTCAATTACAAGTAGTCGTTTCATAATAAATGGTGCTTGAGGCGGGAATCGAACCCGCATGCCCAACTGAGCGAGGGATTTTAAGTCCCTTGTGTCTACCTATTCCACCACTCAAGCATGATAATAATATAGCATCATACAATAGCGTTGTCAAGCATTATCTTAAAAAAAATGCCCCCAGTAGGGGGCGATTTGTTTATCGTCGGTGGTGGCGATGACGATGTTTATGTCGGTGTCCACGATGATAACGATGTGGACGATCTGGTCTTACAGGTCTTCTGCGACCCTCTACCCACCGAATATGTGTACGAGGATAGCGATTCAGCTTATATCGCTGAACACGATCAACATACCAATGCCCTCGGATCCAAACTCCGTTGGCACGATAATACCCTGGAGACCAAACCCACGCCTTCACAAGAACTGGCTTGTGAGCGTGGTAGTGAGATTGTGGCGGTGGAGGGTGAGCGTGTGCCACACATCCTGACAAGAAAACACCAAATAGTGCTGTTGTAATAAGCTTTTTCATTTTAACTCCTATTGCTTAATTATACTTTTTAGACGTATAATTAGTTCGCATTATTCACCTTCTTCGTAAAAATCTGCTGCGTTTCCTTCGCGCTTATCAAATTTATAAATAACTTCTTCGTCCATAATCTCGTAAACTCTTGCACGAAAACTTTCATCAGTCATGCGCTCAGTCCACTTAGTTGCTTGAAACTTTGTACCCAAAGCTTCACCAGAAGAATCAAGGAGCGTATACCAAGCACCAGTGCGAACTAAGCTTGAAGATCCTGCAATAGCATCAAATAAACTTTCGTCATCTTGAATACCAATCTCATCGCCCCATAAAATGCGAAAATTACACTGCCTTCCTTGGGTTCCAAAGCGGGATTTTTCCAGCTTTACCTTGACTTCTGAACCGATACGGAAACCCTTGTCATCAGTGACAAAGGATGCCTTGGCTTTTCGTCCTGTTAGCCAGATACGAAGCGAGTAGGCATAGATCATAGCCTTTCCGCCTGGTGTGACATAAGGAGTTGTCATAGCCTCGGAAGGTGAGCGAGTGATGTTTGATTTTAGCTGATTTAAAACCAAGAATGTTGATTGAGAGTTCGCAATTGGAACTGTCAACTTGGACATACCCTTGGCAAGAATACGAGCCTTTACAGCCATAGAAGACTGGGGGTTGAAATCGCCTTCAATATCAGAAATAGCAGGCGTGAGCGCAAGCGAGTCCCAGATAAATAACATGCGATTATCATTGTTGGCAAGTAGGTCTTCAATAGTCTCTAAGACAAACTCAACAGATGCAGCCTGAACATAAAGAAGACTGCTTAAATCACAGCCCGCTTTTTCAAGAAAGCCGGGGTCAATTGCCGACTCTGAATCGAAATAAATAACATCAATTCCCAGCTTTTGAGCATTCGCAGCGACTTGTGCTGCCATATAGGACTTGCCGGTTGCCTCTAAGCCTGCAATCTCAACAATCTTGCCGACAGGGATACCAGAAAGTTTACCACGACAAATAATTGAATCTAACCAGCGAGAGCCAGTTGGAATCCACTCTTTAACCTCAGTAGGATTTTGTTCGGTCAAGTCGTGGGCGACATTAAGACCAGCCCTCTTGTTAATAAGAGCACGCATATCAGATAAGTTTAGTTTACCTGCTTTTGTATTTTTAGCTTTCGCCATTCTCATTTAATCTCCAATGTAAAGGTGTGAGGCACCTGATGACCCTGTGCCTCCCTGTGGGCGCGGGGATTACGCTCCCATGAGTTCGTTGAAGGCAGCATCAACAGAGGATACTGTGTCAGTGGAGGGAGGAGGGGTTGTAGTATTAGTATCCTCCGTGGTGCCTTCTTCGCCAAGCAGATAAGCATCTAACAGTGCTCCAACTTCTTCTGGCGTTTTACGCTCAAAAAGCGTATCGAATTCAGGAATGCTTTCAAGCAATTCCGCGCAACGGTCATCACCGCCGACTGCATCATCACAGAGAACAGAAGAGCGACGACGCGGAGTCAGCTTCGTTTGTGGGAAGCTTGCTCCTGGGGGCTTACCATAGTGGAGAACGAGGTCTGTTCCCGTTTCCGTGTCGGTAATATCTCCGTATTCTGGGTTGAGAACAAGATTGAGCAATTGCTCATAAACTTGCTTTCCATATCCCCAGATACGGACACCTCTATCTTCCTCGCCTCTTACGAGAACGGGAGAGAAAAATCTTTGACGAGCCATAAGGGACTTCGCCATCTTAATACTTTCTTCGGTGCCCTCGTTAAAGAGCTTGCGAACAAAGTCGTTCAATGGGTCATCTTCACCGAAGTTTTTCTTCGGACTAAGAAACCCAGGATTGTTTCCTACATTGTAGTGAAACCAGAAATCCTTAAAGGGATCGCCATCTGCGGTGGGAACGATGCGAATACACTGTTCGCCATCTTGTGGACGCCAGAATGTATCGCGGTTGCCGCCGCCTTTGCCTTCGAGCGCTGCTTTGCGCTCTCTCAT